CTAAAGTCTGAATTGGACTCTAAATCGTATTCTTCTACCATATCCTCTACCTCCGGCTCCTCCACCGTTTCGGCTTCAATGTCTTCTGCGTCCAACTCTATCTCTTCATCGCCTAATTGAACTGCAGCTCGTTGTCCACGTGTATGTGTGAACGCCTCACCGCCTTCGGAACGCAGACGTAGTTCAAACGTTTTACCAATTTGGTCTACGAACCATTTGCGCTCACACAAGTCTTCGTAATCGTCTGAGATATTGATTTCATGTTTAGAAGCCATGGCTGCATACACACCGTAGACCCGTGGAAAATGAGCACATCCTGAAGTGGAAAGAACTGAAGAGGCCAATGCACCTACATAGGCAGCAGTATGAGGACTCTGCATCTGGTCGGAATAACTCTTTGCAGTTTCAGCGGGTTTTGGAAGACCCGGAGAAGAGTACTCACCTTTCATGGTCTTAAATGGACTCAAAATCATGGTGGTTTTGCGATGTACTTCAAGGACTTGCCCTTTAGTTGTCTTGATATGATTCGCATCCACAACACTCTCTACTTCCTCTGGAAGTTTGAGTCCGTAGTCCGACATAGCCGTTAATGTTTCAGTTTTGAACAATTGTTCGAGGGATGGAAAAAAGGGTTGAACATGGTTTAGATTCCACTGAGTCGCCTGTAGTTTAGGGAGTCGGTGTAGTCGCAATTCCACAGCTTGTGTCCTTAGATCTTTCACCATTGTGTTGGATGCGGGGAATGAAACATCGTAAGCAGACGCAGAACACTTTCTAGGCGACAGAACAAGATGAACTTCCAACTACGTAAGTTCGATATTAACATGATCAAAGACCGTTGCGATATTGATTCTCGCAAAAGTCCTATGATCGTCGTGATTGGGAAGAAAGACACTGGAAAATCGTTCTTAGTTCGTGATATTTTATACAACACTCAGCACGACTTTCCGGTAGGAACTGTGATCTCGGGTACAGAAGTTGCGAACGAGTTCTTTCAGCATATGGTTCCCTCCAAGTTCATTCACGATAAGTACACACCGGATATCGTTACAAACGTCATCAAACGTCAGATGTTAATGAAACAGAAACGAAACACTTCTAAGACAGGTGGACAATCCAATGTAGATCCACGGGCCTTCTTGATTTTAGATGACTGCTTGTATGATGCAAGTTGGATTAAGGAAGAGTCTACTCGATACGTGTTCATGAACGGACGTCACATTGATATGATGACCATTATTACCATGCAGTATCCACTGGGTATTACGCCCAATTTGCGTACAAACGTAGACTTTGTCTTCGTTCTTCGTGAGAATATCCTAGGGAATCGTCGTAGAATTTACGAGAATTACGCAGGTATGTTTCCGACGTTTGAGATGTTTTGCACGTTCATGGACCAGTGCACTGAGAACTTTGAGTGCCTCGTCATCTGCAACAATGTGAATTCAAATAAGTTGGAGGACCAAGTGTTTTGGTATAAGGCCTCTGAACATCCACCGTTTAAGATGTGCGATCAATCTTTATGGGCGAACAACCAACCGTTTCATTCAGCGATTCTGGCGGCTAACGAGTATCGCCCCGGCGTCGTGCAGAAGAAGAACGCCGTTTCCGTGTGGGTGCGGAAGGACGGTGGCGACGCTTAGTACGGTGTCTAGAACCTCCTGTAGGTCCTGTAGGTTTAGAACTCTCGATTTGTTGACTAGTTGGTACAACATCCATGACTTCCTCTGATTTAGGTAATTCCTTGACCTCTTTATTGATATTTTCAATAACCTCAACAATCTTAGTAGAAGAGGTAGGAACGTCTGGTACGCTTGCTGCAATGTTAGAAAGACGATCTAAAGCTCCCTTCAATTTTTGATATTTCAGTTTCTGGTCCTTGTCTGCTGTATCGATCAGAGCTTGAATTCTCTGTCTGTCTTTCTCTTTTGACTCTTGAATAGCCCGTTTCATATCTGAAACTGTTCTTGCTTCAGGAGATTGGATAAACGCAGCAAGTGTAGGACTATACGATGCGATTGCTGTACAGATAATTGGAATCAATGCTACTCCAGGACCGAAGCAGGTTGCAAGACCCGATGCAGCTGCGGTTGTTCCGGTTATTGTCCAAAAGTTATTCTTTACATACTCCGCCGCTGTATTTCGTAACCCTGTATCAATCTGCTTGATTCCGGATACAATGGTAGCTAAATTAGGATCCGTAGGTGTCTTTTGTACAATTGCTGTTGTTGTTGGTGGTGGAGGTCCAATAGGAGGAAGCTTTGTTTGTGATGGTGGACCAGGAGGAATAGGACTTGAAGTAATACCACTATAATTAGGATCGGCTTTCAGTCTTTTTTCAGAAGAATCAGTACTAGTAGGACCACTAGTACTCATAGCTGAAAAAATTCGCTTTTCACCAACACCACCTCTAACTTTCCTTCCACCGTTAATGGTGCAGGTTAAGAACTCACCCACCGCATTAAAATCTGTAGCAGATTGTCCGAATCGCACAGTGGGTTCATCTTGTCCTCCCTTTTTTGGCGGTACAACCAATTTTGGTTGAACTCCATGTGGATTAAATACAGGAGGTGGTCTTTTTCGATCAGGTCGCACAGCAGGCATCTTATTCTACTTCAAGATTTTACTCCCTCATGACTCCCTCTGAAGGATGAACCGGCTTGGATGCATCCTGAACAATGTCTTGAAGTTGCTTCTTTTCCGCAGCCGCTTCAAGCGCGTTGGCCTTCTTACGCCTCTCGTTCTCCTCCTTCTGTTTCTTAATAGACTCCTCTCGCTGGTCGGCGAAGAACATCTCCTTGTTGACCTCGTTCTCCTTGTACCTGCGCATCAACTCGTTGAGCTCCTTCTCAGCGTATTCGACTTCAGGCATGAGATGCTCCGATGGATCCCAGGGTAACCATGCACCGACCTTGCCGATGAAGAGATTGTCTTTTGGGTATCGGCGTTGAAGAACCTTCGCAAACATCTGAGTCTCTTCCACAGTTCCGAAGCATCGACGAACCTTGACGCCGCGCATGTTCGTTTGAAAGTCAACCTTCTGGTCATACATCTCTTGTAGCTCCTTCTCGTTCTTGAGTTGAAAGACTTGATATTGCTCATGGATATCTGTCTTCTTCACATCCTGATTGTGAACTTTGGTGAACTCCTGAGCATCTTTGAAAAGGTCTTCGACTTTGAGATCGTATTTACTAGCGAGAAAGGCCATCAACTTCTCAAGACCCTTAATCTTCCACTCATAGTCCATCCACTCAATGAAGCGTTCAAACATGAACTCCTGTTTCTGTTTGATGGTCTTTTCGGGACTTAAAAAAGAGATAATGCAGTACTTCTGTGTTGGGATCTCGGGATCCTCATCTAAATAATCAATGTGTGTTCCATCCTCTTCGTTCTTTGGAAGAATTTGACGCTCGCTAGGCATTTTTTGAAATACATCTTCTCTTGTGAAAATAGCAAATGTATGACTTGTTAACCACAGCTCTCATCTTTGTGTTATTGACTCCAGGTCTACTTCTTTCACTTCCATCCTCTACGCATGGAGATTTAACCACTGCGCTCGTCCATGCATTGGTCTTTTGGATCGTGTTGCGATTCGTTGCATCTCGTATCTCATGGTGGGTGATTTGGCTAGTCGCCGTCGTGGCCATCGGATATAAGATGTCTACATCTTCTTCAACTGGTTAAAAATTATTCGTGTATCCTTAACAAATGGATTCTAAGCCCAAGCCCACCCCTTCCGGTATTGATATGAGTGATTTAGTGATGCGTTTAGTCAAGTACTTCCTTGAAGGTTTGGCGGTTGCAATTGCAGCCTATGTCCTTCCTGGAAAGACTCTCAAGGCGTCTGAGGTTGGAATGATTGCATTAGTCGGAACTGCAACCTTCGCAATTCTCGACATTTATGCCCCAAGCGTTGGCTCTTCTGCAAGAACAGGCGCAGGATTCGGTATCGGTGCAGGACTCGTCGGGTTCCCAAGCGGAGGATTAGCTTAAACACTCGCCTTCAATCCATCCATAATTAAATTTGTAACACCGGTCGTCACAGCAGTCGCATAGGCATTTTGAGTATGTTGCCCAATCGTAAGAAGTGTTGAACACACTGGACTTGCAGTCGTAAACAATGTCTTCACAATCTCCTCCACCGTATGCGGAATACAGATCCAATTATGCGCAGACATAGTCACATAATGAACTCCGTAGTTTAACACCATAGCCAAGCCGACTTTACCGATCACTTCCATTTACCCCTTACAAGAGATTCTATACACAATATGAAGACGATAGTACGTTTCCATGGACGTTGGCTTGAGATTTCACCGCGTCCATATGAACCTGAACGCATGACGACGGACGTCGCATGGATACAAATCAAAGAAGATGTTGAAGCTCAAGAGGCCTATCGTCTCTGGTATGAAAAACAGCGCACAATTTCTCGCTTCTTTCAACAATGTGGATTGAAGCCGCCCTCCTCGTCTTGATTTTAGCCATTGTGTACCGTTTTGTATGGAAATCAGCTCCTAAACGCGAAGTTCCCCTGAATAAGGCCCGTCTTTACTTTTTCTATACAACCTGGTGCGGACACTCAAAGAAGGCAATGCCTGAATGGGAGAAGGTCAAGGCTGCCCTCGCGTCAACCCCGGTATTTGGATCCACAACGGTTGAACCGATTGAAGTCGATGCTGAGAAGGAACCTGCGCTTGCATCGTTATATGAAGTCAATGGGTATCCCACCATTCAGCTTGAAACCTCAAGCGGAATCTACGATTTCAACCGAATGGTCACCTCCGACAACGTCCTGAACTTCATTCGTGATACGCTTGGAAAAGAAGCGAAGGGCTTGTGAGTATCCTGCATCAATCATTCGACGTTTATCGTCCTCCGTCAACTCATCTAAGACATTGATTCCTTCAATGTTGAGATTGACGGCGTCTGCATGCATTCTAACTGAACGTATTCCGGCCCATAAGGTTCGAATCATATCAAAGAGCGGAAGAGATTCCAACATTTTAGGAAAAATAGCCTTTGTATCGTATGCAATGTCTAAGACCAATGTACCTTTAGGGACTGCATCATACATGTTTTCCATATACATGCCTCCATCCAAATAGAGTTGGTTATGAATGACTTGGGGGTGATAAATAAACGGTAAGCAACACGATGCTTTCAAGGCTGCGAGAATAGGAATATTACCGGTAAGCAGTGTTGGACGCTGAGTTGTAATGTTGGACGCTAAGAGGTAGAGTTTCTGAGGCGCATCTGAAATCATCTTTCCACGCAGATCCACTCCAACATCATCAAAGATACGTAGAAACAGTTCTTCCATTAAATCCATCGTAAAAAGTCCCTTTTTCTGCATGAAGGCGAGAATCGTCGCATGTTGAAATGAAGGTACGAATGCAGATGTATTCACGTATTTTATACAGACTTCTACTGTTTGTGCATAGGTCAATCCAAATGCTATACCGGTTGCAATGGCTGCACCGACGGAACATCCGTAGATTCCGTCTGGAAACTGAAGGTTTCCCTGTTTTTCTTCAACTGCTTTCAACGCTCCTAAGATTAAGAACCCACGAACACCTCCTCCTCCGAGTGCGATTGCTTTGAACATTCTACTTGAACAAGAACAACAATGCTGAAAGCCCGTGATGTATGGCAAGAACAGGAAAATCAACGCGAACGTCGTATGTCCGCAATGCGTCCTGTGTTAGCTCAAATCTATGCTCAAATCAAAAAACAAGCGATTCATGCAAGTGATGCACCGTATACAGTGTTTGAAATTCCAAA